CAGACGCTAAAGGCTTGCCCGTCTACGGCGACACGATCAGCATGACAACGCCTTGCACGACTGCTTTTAAGCTGCAAGCGGAGTTCATGCTGGCAAACCCAGAAGCACTCCACGCGGCTGTCGAAGCTGACTACGCGGTGCGCTGGGTTGAACTTGTTGCGCCTACGCTGGAGGAATGCCAAGCGTTTTGTGATGGGGTGATTCCTGAGCCTTTACCAATCCCGACAATGCAGGCATGACAGAACAGCAAGTTAATCAGCGCGGTATAGACGCAACCCAAGTGCTAGACAACCTGGCGTTTAAGGATGCGTTTGGCAAGCTGAATGAGGCTGTGTTAGCGCAGTTGGATGCGTGTCCTATCCGTGATGATGAAGGTCGATTGCTGCTGACGCAGTTACGCAAACTTTCATTCATGTACGAAGGTATTTTGCGCGGCATGGTCGAAAACGGCAAGCTCGCAAAGTCTCGGATAGACATTGATTCTGTACGCAATGAGTCACCGGCGCGTAAGTCGGTGCGAATGGTTTTCGGCTAATCACCTAGCTTTCACGAACGCAGCGATGCGCCGTACCTACCCATTGGTGACTTGAATGGGTGGATTTGACTAAAGGTAAACATGGCAAACGAACAAGCAGAGTCATCTGCACTCGAATCCAATGACCTAGCAGGACTAGCAGACTTTTTGTCGGACACACCCATTGAGGAATCCGAGGACGAATCGTCTGCACATCAAGCTGATGAATCAACCGGCGATGCCGACACTGAGGATTCTGCAACCGACGAACAGATCGAAGATGACGCCGAGGAATCGGAAGAATCGGACGAGCCTGCACCCGCCGACACCAAAATTACCTTCAAGGTAAAAAACGCTGATGGGCAAGAAGAAACCGTAGAGGCCACTACGGAAGAAATCGCCAAGTCCTATATGCGGCAAGCTGACTTCACCAAAAAGACTCAAGCGTTAGCTGCGCGAGAGAATGAAGCGGTGCAGTTCTTGACAACCAAGCACAACGAAATCCGCGATCAATATTTGTCACAGGCCGAGGTAAGTCGGGCGGCTGTGGCACAGATGGCGGGTCTTAAAACAGAGTCGGAGATGGCAGAACTTGCCAATAGCGACCCTGCGGCATGGGTGGCAGAAAACCAGCGACAGAGGCAAATCAGCAGTTTCTTGAACCAACTCGATCAACAGATCAACAGTGAAAAGCAACAAGCCAAGACGCAAGCTGAACAAGCAATGCAGCAAGCGCGGCAAAAGCAGTTTACAGAGTCTTGGGAGGTTCTGTCTAAAGATGGAATTGACAAGCCAAAGCTGGAAAAAATCTACGGTGCAATCTCAGGCAAGTACGGGTTTACCAATGAAGAACTCGCCACTGTCTACGACCACCGCATGGTGCGGATTATGAAAGACGCTGTTGCTTTCCGTGCATTGCAGGATCAAAAGCCAGCAATCACAAAGAAGCTGCAAAACGCACCGCGTATGCCATCCCGACAAGCGCAACCCGTACAAGAACGGCGTGACCTCGCTTTGAGCAACAAGTTCAAAGGTGGCAGCGCAAAACTCAATGATCTAGCCGCATTTTTGCGGTAACTAATTTAACTTTGGAGTCTTAACATGACCGTACCTACCAATTTGTATCAAAAAGATTCACTCAAGGGCAACCGCGAAGATTTGATTGACAAAATCTTCCAAACCTCCCCCACTGAAACCCCTATCACCTCCGCTGCTGGTCGCACCACTGCAACCAGCACCTACCATGAGTGGAATCGGGACTCACTATCCGCAGCATCGGCTGACAATGCAATGATTGACGGTGACGATACCGCGCTTCAAGCACAGGTCGCAACTGAGCGAGTCGGCAATCATTTGCAAATTCTGTCGAAGGTTATCGGCACATCACGCCGCGCTAACATCATCAAGAAGGCTGGTCGTGGTTCTGAGCAGGCATTGCTGAAAGCTAAAGCCTATTTGGAATTGAAACGCGACTTTGAAAAGATGGTCGTTTCTAACAACCCGGCTGTTGCTTCCACGACTTCGGTTGCTGGCAAGTCGGCTGGCTTGGGTGCGCAGTTGTATCTGAACTTGTCGAGTGCTGTTGGTGGCTCTACTACTGCATGGACTACCGGCGCTCCTACGGTGGCTCCTGTCACTGGTACACCTCGCGCAATGATCGTTGGTTACTTGAACACTGTTCAACAATCCATCTTCACGAACTCCGGTGTTCAGCCTGACATGATCGTGATGGGGCCAGCCCATAAAGCTGTTTTCTCCACGTTCACAGGTATCGCTCAAAACCGTTTGGACACTGGCAAGAAACAAGGCGCGGTAGTCACTGGCGCTGATATTTTTATCGGAGATTTTGGTCAGCTATCGGTCGTTCCACACTACCTTATGAGTGGTGCAACGGATGCCTATCTGCTGAACATGGACTACATCGATGTGGTTACTTTGGATGGCGTGAAAACCTCCGCACTGGCAAAAACCGGCGACTCTGATAAAGAGTTGATAACGATGGATGCTTGCGTTGCAGTGCGTAGTTCTGCAGCCCAAGGCAAGATTGCGGGACTCAGTGGTGGGTAATGGTCTAGCGACTTAGAGAGGGGGCTTCGGCCCCTTTTTTAATGCCTTTACCACTTTGGACAATTGCGCCAAAGGGGTGAATATGAGCAGTATTGGCAGCTTCACAGTTGATGACGGTTATCACGCTTACGGCGTACACAAACAGGTGACGTTTGAGGGCGATCAGGCGATCACCAAACTAACCTACGATGCCTCTCCATTTCTGGAACGCGCACACGCACAACGCATTGCCACCGCTGGCGACCGTTGGGGCGAAGGTGTAGGCACTAAGGTTGGCGAGATGCCGATGGCGGTCTACGGTGAAATGATGAAGATCAAAGGCGCTGAAGAACGGGCCAAGTTCGCGCACAACTGGCTACTGTCAAACCCCGCGTTTGTCACCTTTGACAAGTTCCTGAAAAAATGAACTACACCACCCTGCAATCGGAAGTTGCAAGCTACTTGCACCGCACCGACTTAGCCGCCAAGATTCCGACCTTTATCGAACTGGCAGAGGCTTATCTATTCCGTGAGCTGCACATCAAAGAAATGCAGATCAGCGTTGATGGCACAACTACCGCAGGTTATGCAACCCTTCCGACTGATTTTGGCTCTGTCTCTCGCGTGTCCGTTACTTACGGCGGTATTGCTCGTTCGCTTGATTACATTGCCCTGGCTGATGCGCCAACAGCAACCAGCGGTGCGCCAGCGTACTACTCGCTAGAGAACAACAAGCTGCGCATTTGGGGTGCGTCTGATGGTCAGGCGTACACGCTTTATTACATACCTGCCATTCAAAACCTGTCAGGCTTGGTGACAACCAATTGGCTGCTTGAAAATGCGCCAGAGTTGTACCTTGATGCTTCATGCTTGCAGGGCGCTAAGTACACCCGCAATGACGCAGAGGTGGCAAAGCTTACCGGCAATGTGGCTTTGTCTATCGACTCTGTAAAACGATTCTCAGAGCGCCGTGGACAGCCTGCAACCGGCTCGATGCAGATCAAGGTGCGCCGTGGATAAGCTGATCGGTTTCTCGCCAGATGCTGATCCGACGATACCGGGCGCATTAACGTCCGTCACCAACCTGATACCTTGGGAACAAGGAATGCGGGGCGCTCCTACAGGCTCCACCCCCTCGGGCGTCCCTGCGCTTGCGGCTGAATGTCGTGGTGCTGCTGTAGTCACTAAGCTGGACGACTCGCGCCGGGTGTTTGCCGGCACATCCACGAAGCTCTATGAGTTGTCGGGCGGTGCATGGGTTGACTCAGGCGGTACTTACACCGGCGGCACGGATGCGCGGTGGTCGATTGCGCAGTTTGGCAATGCCACATTAGCATCGAACACTACCGACACGATCCAGCGCAGCAGCGGTGCAGGGTTCACCGACATTGCAGGCGCTCCCAAGGCCAAGGTCATATTCAGTGTTGGCACACAGATCATGGCGCTCAATACGAACGATGGCGCGATTAAACCGGATGGCTGGCACTGTTGCGCAACTTACGACGAAACAAGCTGGTCTCCATCTATCACTACCCTCTGCGCAACAGGGCGCATTGTGTCGCAACCTGGTGCATTTACGGCGGGTGGGAGACTTGGTGAATACGCAGTCGGCTACAAAGAAAAGTCTATTTTCATCGGGCAATTTGTCGGCGCTCCTTCCGTGTGGGATTGGGCGCAAGTACCGGGCGGTGATGCCGGGTGTATCGGGCAAGACGCATGGGCCGACATTGGTGGCGCTCACTTCATCGTGGGGCAGGATAACTTCTGGCTGTTCGACGGATCGCGTCCTGTTCCCGTGGGTGATGAATTGTTACGCCAATGGTTCTACAACAACTCAAGCCCTAACTACCGCTACAAAACCCAATGCGTGTGTGACCGGCAGAACAATGTTGTCTGGGTGTTCTACTGCTCTTCAACGTCCAGCGTACCAGACAAGGCGCTGGTCTATCACATGAAGTCAAAGCTGTGGGGTGCTGTTGATATATCGGTTGAGGCGACTCTGAACTATGTTTCAGCAGGCACCACGATTGACGGACTTTCTTCGCTATCAGCAACGATTGACGGACTAGCTTCTTATTCGTTTGACTCGCAATACTGGCTGGTTGGTGGTCGTTCTTTGGCGGCTTTCAATAACTCGCACCAACTGCAATCCATCACCGGCCCAAGTGCAACGTCCTCCATGACCACCGGAGACACCGGGGACGACGATGTTGTGTCGCTGCTGTCTGCGATTCGCCTGCGATTCGCGCCGGGTTACAAGCCACAGTCAGCAACTGCACAGACTTACACCAAGATGGAATTGGGCGAGTCCCTGACACCAGCCTCCACATCATCCATGAATGATGGGCGGTTTGATGTACTTGATTCCGCACGTTGGCATCGTGTGTCGTTCAACTTCACGGGCGACCATCGGATTCTCGCGGTTGGCTACACGCTCAAGGCAGAGGGTTCTGTTTAATGAAGCTCAATAAAACCCCCAGAAAGCCCGTAGACGCTGAGACCGACCTTTGGTACAGACAAGTGGCACAACAGGTCAACGCGCTGTCCGAGGGCCTTGTCAGTGCGTCCTATACGGCATTGGTTGCAGTCCCCACATCTGGATCGTGGACGCAGGGCGATTTTGTGAAAAACAGGACGCCGGTAGAGGCTGGAGCAGCTTTGTCTAAGTATGTGATTGTCGGGTGGGTCTGCGTTGCCAGCGGTACACCCGGAACATGGGTGGCCTGCCGTTACCTCACAGGCAACTGATGCAACTCATACCCGTCCCGCAGTCGCACATTGATCTCGCATATCAGCGTGGTGCATCCTGCTTGCATGAGGCTTGCGACACATCGGGCGGTGAAATCACAGGGTCGCAATTGAAGATGATGCTCTCGCGTGGGGAGCGCACTTTACTAGAAATGACAATCGAGGGTAAGACGGTCGGATGGGGCGTGGTTCGTGTGGATCAACTGCCCAACATTCGCGTCTTGTTCATCACGGATTTGGTCGCGCATAACGCCAAATTTGAGAACTATTTTGCAGCAATCAAACAACTCGCAAGGGACTTGGGATGCTCAAAGGTGCGCTGTGCAGCGAAGGAAGTGCAGGCGCGTTTGTATCGCATGAAGGCGGGTTTTAAACCCGTGTACGAAATTTTGGAGGTATCCCTATGAGTGGCGGCGGTGGTTCTGGCGGTGGTTCAACAACAACCAATTCTGTTGATGCGCGGTTCTCGCCGCTGATCGACTACGCAACGCAAGCAGCTAAAGGCGTTCAAGACGCTGGGTACACGCCTTACGCTGGCGAACGCTATGCAGGCATGAACGACACGCAGCAAGCAGGCATTGGGATGATCCAAGACCGTGCGACAAACGGCGATGCGACCATGCAGCAAGCGACAAGCACGCTGCAAGACACATTGAAGGGCGGTCAGACTAACCCATACCTTGATTCGATGGTGCAAAAGGCTCAAGGCTCGGTGATGTCCAACATGGGAGCATTGCAAGCGCGATCAGGATCATTCGGTAATTCAGGTATTGCTGAACAGGGTGCACAGCAGATGGGCAAGATTGCTACCGATATGTATGGCGGTGCGTATGCAAGCGACAAGGCCAATCAGATGCAAGCCTTGGGAATGGCGCAGTCCTACGGCAATCAGTCGTACAACGATGCCGCACAGTTGATGAAGGTAGGCGGTCAAGTGCAAGACCAAGCGCAGCAAAACAACGACTTTGCATATCAGCAGAGCCAAGACAAGCAAAACCTGCCATACAAGCAGATGGCGGCTTACTCTGGCCTGTTGGGTTCGTCTGGTTCTACTGGATCGTCTACCACTACACCTACGGGCGGGGGAGGTAAATAATGTCCGGCTTCTTTTCTGAAATGTTCTCGCCCAAGCACCTTGGCTCTGGTGGCCTGACGTTCATCAATGATGGTCTCCTGAAAGCTACCGGGATGGGCAAAAACACCACGCTCGGCGCTTTGAATGATGCTGCACAGCATGGGCCAATGGAAGAAAGTATTGCCAAAGGTAGGCCAGTCACTTACACGGAAGCTGTGAACGAACGCGGCAACCGCCTCGGGCAAGATGGCAGCGGCAATGCAAAGACTATTGCCAACATTGCGGGCTTAGTCGGAATGATGTTCGGCGGTGCTGCGGCTGGCGGTGCAATGGGTGGCGCTGGTAGTGCAGGAAGTGCAGGCGCTGGCACATCGGCAGGTGCTGGAGCAACTACCGGCGCGTCCACTAGTGCAGCGGGTGCAGGCTACAGCGGAGCAGCAAGCAATGCGGCATTCGACAGCGCAATGGCAGGCTCTGGTGCAGGTACAAGTGCAGCGGGGTCTAGCGGCGGTTTACTGAGCTACGTCAAACCCGTGGGTGAGGCGGCTAGTTCAGCCAATCAAGTGCGCGGCTTGCTAGGAAGCGATGGGCAACCCGTGCAATCACACGCACCAGACCAAGGCAACGGGCAGGGCGCTCAAACATTGGCGCAGTTGTATCAGCAAGGGCTGATCCAAGCGGGTCAGCAACGTCGAACAAATTGGGGTTAATCATGGCTGAATCAGGTGGATTATTGGACTTTATTCGTACGCCAGAGGGCCAAGGCTTGCTGTCTGCAACCTTTGGCGGACTGGCAGGAGCACGAAGCGGCACACCATGGAATAACTTGGGTCGCGCTGGCATGGCTGGTGTGATGGGCTACGGCAACGCACAAGACCGTCAGGCGCAACAGGGCGAAGCGGAGCAGATGAAGAAATATCGTCAAGCACAAATGGATAACTACCAGTCTGAGATTGACAAGCGCAATCTTGCGACTGAATCAGAAAAGCGCAAGCAAGCCGCATTGCCAGGTCTGTTTACGGGCGGGTCTCCTGCACTTGCTCCACTGATGGCGATGCCTGATGCGGGAATATTGGCATCACCTGGCCGCGCATCCACTCCATCATCGTTAAATGTTCAAGCCGCATTGCAAGCAGGTTATACGCCCGACGAGATTTCCAAATTAGACGGGTTGCGCAATATCGGTTTGAACAAAGTAGAGCGCACAGTTAAGGGCATGGTCAACGGGCGCGAAGTTGAGCAGCAAATGGATAATTTTGGCCGACCTGTTGGTCAAGGTATGGAGCAATACAAAGCGCCAATTGAGGTGTCTACGGGCGCAAACAAGATGCTGCTCGATCCATTCACTCGTCAGCCGTTGTCAACATTCAAGATGGAGCAAAGTCCCGACAGTCGTGCATCTAATGCGCTTGGGTGGGCGAATAACGGCCTATCGCGTGAGCGGCTTACGTTTGACCAGACAGGGGGCGGCGATGGTGGCGCATCCCAGTCAGGTATGAATAAGAAATTTGGCAAGGCGCAAGCTGGATACCGATGGAAAGATGACGGGTCTCTTGAGTTCATACCTGGCGGCCCAGCAGATCAAAAGGCTCAAGCGCAAAAAGGCGGCGAAGGTACTGTGGGCGGTGTTGTCGCTGACTTGCGCGACAAGTACACGAAGCTAGATGCAGACAATGGCATTGTCAGCACCAACAATCGGATCGGCACCAATATCGGCGCTTCATTCGGCGCGTCAGGTGTCGGTCAATTCTTGAATGGGGCTGTTGGCACTAAAACGCAATCATCACGCGACTCAATCGCCATGACTAGGCCGCTATTGCTGCAAGCGATCATGAAAGCTACCGGCATGAGTGCTAAACAAATGGACTCAAACGCAGAATTGAAGCTCTATCTTGCAACAGCTACCGACCCACAAAAAGGCCTTGAAGCCAACTTAGAGGCGTTAGATCGCATCGAATCGCTCTATGGCGGCGGTAGTGAGAAATTCAAACCCAACACGCCACAGGCATCTACGAAAAATGGTTGGTCAATGCAAAAGGTGAACTAATGGCAGCCTACAAGATCACGGCACCAGACGGGCAAAGCTATAACGTCAACGCACCAGACGATGCAAACGAGGCGCAAGTGATGGACTATGCGCAGCGCAATTTCAAGATGCTGTCGAAGGATAAGAAGCCAGAAACCACGATTGCGCAGGATGTTGGGCAAGGCGTTGGCAATCTGTTGGCTGGTGCTGTTCGTGGCGCTGGTTCTATCGGTGCAACCATCATGCGCCCGTTTGAAACAGGCGCGGAAAACGACCAGCGCAGGCAGTCAATGGATGATGCGCTTCAATCCTTTGGCGCAGAACCCGATTCATGGATGTACAAGGGTGGTAAGTTGGGCGGCGAAGTCGCTGGAACTGCTGGCGCTGGTGGCTTGATAGCTCGTCCGGTGGCAATGGTTGCCCCCAAGTTGGCGGCTGCAATAGCAGCATCTGGGTTTACTGCTGGCGGTGCTGGCATGGGTACACGCGCAGCGGGTGGCGCTATATCTGGCGCTGCATCATCGGGCATGGTTGGTGATAGTCCATTGCTAGGCGGTGCGATTGGTGGTGCATTACCGCCTGCGCTGAAGGTGGCGGGAGTCGCTGGCGCTGCTGCTGGTCGCGGCATCATGGCTGCGCTCACGCCACAGCAACAAAGCATGGCGGCTGAAATTGCAAAGATGACCGGCAAGACGCTTGACGAAGTATTGCAGGCAGTACAAAAGCAAGGCCCTTCCATTCTCAACATTCGGCAAACTGTCCCGCAAATCCTGCAAGACGATGCGGTAAGCCAGTTGCAACGATCGGCTATCAATGCCGGAGATACATCAATCATGGCGCGGGAGTCGGCACAGAACGCGCAGCGCGTTGCCGGGTTTGATAGGGTTGCGCCGGTCATGGGCACGGTAAACGAGGCGGCTGATAGTGCAGGCAATATGATTGGCAACTTTGGAAAGTCCGCTCGGGCGAACGAATCAAAGCGCGTTAGCAATATGTTTGATTCAGTTGATCCATTCAATGAAACAGCGTTGACGTTGCCCATCGCGGAAATGAAAGCGCAAAAGGCGCAATTCCTTGGCCCTGGTACGTTTGGCAAAGGTACGGCACCCACAGCCGCCATCAGTGTTGCGGAGGGCATAGGCACACAGACATTGCCAGCAGTCAAAGAAATGACGCAAGCGGCATCTGGCAAAACTCAATCACTTGAGCAGGCTGTAAGGTCAGCAGGCGGGATCCGTGGTGGCTCTGGTGAGCTGCGCGATCTTGGGATTAAACAATCCGGGACAACTGGGCTGGTAAACAACAAGTCAGGCAAGTCGGCTGATCTGCTCGCGGAAGATATGTATCAGCGCGGTTTCATTCCTGATAACGATCCAGCAACCCTGTTTGATTACTTGCGTAACGGAAATGGTCGCAGCGTCTATGCCAACGATGCCACCGAAGGCGGGTTTAAGCGCAGCATGGAGGGTTCGATGGGTGATGCGCCTGGTGCGCAAGTTATCGCAAAGCCCGTCCCATTTGCGCAAGTGCAAAACCTGCGTGGATCAATCAATGAGGCGTGGAAAGATGCATCAATGCGGGGGCGCAACCAAGAGGCTGCGGCACTCAAAGGCATGATTGCGGAGATTGACAGCAGCGTGAACAAGGCGGCGGCAGGCAAGGGCAGTGCAGACGATTACTTTCCGTCTGACATTGTTAAAAATTGGCGTGATGCTTTGGCTGCGCACGGCGAGAAAAAAGCGCGGTTTGATACCGGCCCACAAGCAAGGATGTTCCGTCGGGGTGGTGATGGTCAGGCGGCTATTCAAGGCGCTGAGATACCGCGTGAGTTTTTCAATGGTCGCGCTTCACAGATCGAAGATGCGCAAGCCTTTAAGCGTTTGACCCAAAATGACCCGCAATTGTCGCAAGCTCTAAAAAGCTACGCCATGACGGACGCGGCCCAGCAAACAACCAAAGACGGGATGCTGTCTGCAAACAAGCTCACCAAGTGGGCTGATAACCGCAGCGGTGCACTGAAAGAAACCATGTCAGAGCAGGATATGGCGCTTTTGAATGAATTGGTTGGAGGTGTTCAGCAGGCAGACAGTGCAGCCACTCGCGGAATGGCAAAAGGATCAAACACGGCGCAAAACCTTGAAGCTGCAAAACGACTGCTTGGCAATGGGATGCTTGACAGTGGTGCAACCAATATTCTGTTTAACCGCATTCCGTTAGTCGGAGGATTTACGGGGCCAATGTTGGAAAGCTTGCGCAAAACTGCGCAGTCAGGAAAGGCTGGAAAGCTTGGCGGCTTACTAAGCGATCCTGATGTATTTGCGTCAGAACTGAAGAAGTTTATGGAGCGTCAACAGCCTGGGAAATTGCAGGGGTTGTTGTCTGATCGCCGCCTGGATGTGTTGGGACAGGCTGGATACCGTTCTGCACCCGTCCTAATGGGCGATTAGTCACACCGCAAAAAATGCCCCAAACGAAAGCAGCGGCAACTAACAACCCTGCTTTCCATAACAAAAACTCTGAAAAATTCATCCAGCAACCATAGCACCCTTTACCGTTTTTTTACAATTGACAAAACGCAGTGATGCGCAGCAAGGAGCCTAAGTGCCAATTCCGACCCTAATAACCGAGCTGTCACAAACGGCAGCGTCCAACTACCCGCAAGGTAGCGACTCACCCGCAACGCTTGACGATACGCAACGCGCTCACGGTGGATTTATCGCCACTTTGCGCGATGGCAAGGGGTTCTCCAACCCTGTCACGATTGCAAGTGCAACGACTACCGACATTGGTGGGCAAAACAGTCAATTTGTGGAAATCAGCGGAACGAACACGATCACCGGGTTGGGTTCTACCTACAATGGTCCGCGTTATCTTCGGTTCACGGGTGCATTGCTGCTCACGCACAACGCAACAACGCTGAACCTTCCAGGCGGTGCAAGCATCACGACCGTGGCAGGCGATTCCTGTATTGCCGTGCCAAACATCGCACTGAGTGGCTGGAATGTTCTAGCGTACAACCGGGCAGCAGGCGGTGGCGGCACGGACTATCTGAACACTACCCGCATAGACGTTGCCAGTGCGACAACGCTAGACCTGACAACCAACGCACCGAATACCCGTAACATCAACATCACAGGAACGCCTGCAATCACAGGCGTGACGGTATCGATTGGTCAACTGTACTTTGTGCGCTTCAATGCCGCACTGACGCTGACAAACAACGCCAATATCGTCACGCAGACCGGCGCAAACATCACCACGGCAGCAGGCGATACCTGCATACTGCGGGCAACTGCTTCCAATACGGTTGAGGTGTTGAGCTATGTTCCAGCAACGTCAAGCGCTGTACTGTTAACTGGAAACCAGACAATTGCGGGGGTCAAGACGTTCAGCAGTCAGCCTGTGATGCCTGTGCAGAGTATGGTGAGGTTGACAACTACTGGTATAGCCAACGGGTCAACGAATACGATGATTGGCAGACTCTCAACGGCAGTGACGAATCAAGGATCAGACATAACCTATGCCGACAGCGTGACGTTAGGCGCATCTTTCACTACCAACGCAAACGGCGTTTACGCCATCTCACTTACAGGTGGGCATAACGGGTGGTTTGGGATAAGTCTTAATTCTGCACAACTCACCACATCAATTACAACCATGACAACGGCAGATAGGCTTGCTATTGCTCTTGGATCTGCCGCTGGTTATTACCAATCATGTTCATGGACTGGTTATCTTCCATCAGGCTCCGTTATCCGTCCACACAGTGACGGAACCGCTATGGGTGCAAACAGTAGCCTAACAATCACAAGGGTTTCCTGATGACCCCCGACGATTGGGTAAAAGTATTCGGTGCGCTGGTGGTGTCCATTGGCGGCTTGACGGTCGCTGTGCAGAGGTACGGAGTAACCCGTGCGAAGGATGCCACTGCCAGCGCAGGGGAGGCTGCGGCCACCTCGCAATTCCAATCCATGCAAGACGCTATCGAGGCTAATCGCGTCGAGGCTGCACAAGCACGGCGCGAGACTGCGGAGCTTCGGCTTGAGTTCTCTCGCATGGACAAGACGATCCATAGCCAGCAGCGCACGATCACCAGAATGGAGATGTTGCTCCGCCAGTTCTCAAGCCTTGTCCAGCAGCATGGCATTCAAGTGCCTATTTATATGCAAGGCGAGCTGGCTGACTTGATTGTGCCTGGTGATGAGATTGCGGATCGGAGAGCGCCATGATGTGCTGGGTTGTTGCGCTTCACTGGTGGGAAAACGTCTGGAAGGATTTGAAATGATTACTGCACTTTTGAGTTTTCTTGGTGGAAACGTATTCCGCATGATCTTTGGAGAGGTCATTAGTGCATGGAATAAGAAGCAGGATCACGCGCAGGAAATGGACAGGATGCGGCTACAGGGCGAACTTGACGCATCGCAGCACCAGCGCAACCAAGAGTCAACCCAGCTACAGGCAACGCTAGGCGTTAAAACAATTCAAGTACAGGCTGAGTCAGCTATCGGTCAAATTGAGGCACAGGGGTGGCTTGAAGCTGTCAAATCTACCGCAGTGCGAACCGGCATTGCTTGGGTAGACGCTTGGAACGCGGTCATCCGTCCGGGTGTGGCTACATGGTCAGTCATCATGCTGACGCTTGCTGAAATCGGTGCGATCGCACATTTGAGCGATAACGTCACAGCCATTTCCGGTTGCGCACTTGGCATCTATTTGGCAGACCGTAGCCTTATGAAACGGGGCAAGTAGTGGATGCGGTAGAGATTGCCGTGGCTCTAGCTAGGCGCTTCGAGGGGCTGTACCTATCGCCATATTTATGTCCAGCCGGAATTCCGACGCTCGGCTACGGAGCGACTTACTACCAGAACGGCACCAGGGTAACGCTACACGATGCACCCATCACCAGAGAGCAGGCAGACGCATTGTTACTCTGGATGGTGCAGACGGTCTACCTGCCCGCAGTGGTAAAGCTATGCCCGGTGGTGGACACATCTGAGCGCATGGCTGCGCTGATTGACTTCACTTTTAACCTTGGAGCTGGTCAGCTTAAAGCGTCCACGCTGCGCAGGAAAGTAAATGCGGGCGATTGGGAGGCAGTACCAGCAGAACTCCGCAAGTGGGTTAAAGGCGGTGGGCGTGTGCTTCGCGGGCTTGTGATTCGCCGGGAGGCTGAGGTTGCGCTGATCTAGCACTTAAAGCAGATTGGCAATGTCGGATGCCTTCGGGTTGAAATAAACGAGCGCCATCCTCGGGTCTTTCCACCCAAACACAGCGCACATTTGCTGGAGCGTAAGCCGCCCACCCATGCCGATACGGGTGGCGGCGGTGTGCCTTGCATCGTGGAAAGTGAAGCCTGATAACCCTGCGCGTGTTCTAGCCTTGGCATACTCTGCGGACGTTTTCGCTGCGGATAAATCAAAAACACTGGTTTCGTGTAATCCGTGCATTCTTGCAAGAATCTTACGTGCAACGGGTGATAGTGGTACGTCCCTTGTTTCGCTGTTCTTAGTTTTGGGTAGGTGTACATGCAATGGGTAAACGTGCGCCCATTGCAGGCCCAATATCTCACCCTGACGCATTCCAGTTGACAACGCAAACAAGAGCGCCCAAGCTACCGAATTGCGACCATGCTCCCGGTTTGGATAGCCAAGTTCCCGCAACAAGCCACGCACCTCCACCCCGGCAATCGTTCGCGTCCTGCTGGCTGAACTTTTTGGACGGTCAACCCCGTCGCATGGGTTTTTGGTGATGTAGCTCCATTCGATTGAGCAACACCGCTTGAACATTAAATTGACAATCTTCCCT